TGGCAAGGGTGTTATGTCCTCCAGCCGTCACGGTTAAAGCACCAGACGGGGATACGGTGCCAGCCAGGCTGCCTGCAATGCCGCCGCTGGTGCTTTGAAGGCTGCCAAAGTTTGGCGTTGCGCCTGTTGATGAAGCGGAGGTTGGGACTGCATCGGCCTGGGTGTAGGCCTGGCTAAAGCTGAAAGCGTTACCGGGTGTGTCTTGTGTGGCGGCAATGACGCCTGGGTTGTAAATGCCGCTAGTGATCGTGCCAGCTGAAATGGTGTTTGCAGTGGTCCCGTCTGTGGTGTCAACACCAGAGCCGCTGATGCTGAAGCTGCTGCCAATTCGATTTGCAGTGGTCATCGCACCACCAACCTGAAGCTGAACAGAGCTGGAGATTTTGTGCCTGAGGTCAGCTTTGGCCACTGGAGCGAGGGCCAGCAAAAGAAGCAGGGGCAAGAGGCGTTTCATTTTGGAAGCCCTGTTTGTTCAATTTTAGGCGATTGTTTTTTTTGGCCGTTTCCGTTTCCGTTGCCGTTGTTGCTTTTGCGTTCAATACCGAATGAAGCCATTGCGCCAGTTAACAGACTGGCCACAAAAGTATTGTCCATTTTCATCTGAGGGAAAAAGCCCAGATAAGAAACGGTGAGCAAAGTGGCGCTCCAAACCAAAACAGCGCATTTGACTAGGTCGGCGATGTTTACGCCGTCCCGTTCGTTTTCTGGGGTTTGATCGGCCATGGCAGACGGGGCTACGCTTACAGAGTAGTGATGAGGCTAGGCCGTGTTGTTTCTGATAAGACCAATCCTTTTCAAATTCATGCAGTCCAGCGCAGTCAAGAAACTGATTGTGGATTTAATGCGTGCCTACGTTAAGACAACTGAAAACACTGTTGACGATAGCGTCGCTGATTTTGTGGAGCGGAATTTGTTCCCAACTAGGCGCGTGGAAAAGTGATCAGCCGGGCTGATGCCTTCCTGGGCTTTCTCTGGGCAACAGCCGCTGGCCTTGGGCTAGTGTTCTGCCTGTTTGTTCTGATCTACACAGGCGGTTATTTTCATGGCGTTGAGGGCTGTGACGCGGCAGCATTAAAGCAATGAAACGCCGCATTGGTTTCCTTATGGCGCCGCTCGCCTTGCTGCCCTTTTTCCAGTGGTATCGAGATACACCGCACCAAAACGCGGCGATCAAAGAACTAGAGGATTCAATTCCCGAAGAGCTGCTACAGGAAGACGCTGGCTGGTTTGAGGCTTGGAAGGCAAGCGGCATTGCTCAAAAGGCGGTGGTTCCTTATTTTCACCAACTAAGCGACACCAAAGAGAATGGCTACCGGATGTGCTTTACGGCAGCGTCTGCCATGGTCGCTGCAACTTTCGGAAAGGTTGACACTTACGAAGAGTACAGGCGAGTTCGCGCAAAATTTGGCGACACAACCTCTGTGATTGCTCAGGTTGATACGTTGAGGCATTTGGGCCTGAACGCTCACTTTCGCAACGATGCCGATGATGCGGTGATCGAAGCCGAGATTGCGTCAGGGAGGCCAGTGCTAGTCGGTTGGCTGCATCATGGGGACTTAAGCCGAGGGGAGCCGCCAGAGTGCTCTGAGTTCAGCTGTGGTCATTGGAGCGTCATCACCGGATACGAAGGGATAAACTCTGAAAACAGCTCTTGGATCATGCACGACCCAATGGGCGAGCCGGACCTGGAGAGGGGTGGGCACCTCTCCAGATACGGGGGCAAGAGTGTGAAAGTTTCAAGAGCTGCATTCAGGCAGCGTTGGCAAGTTGAGGGACCGTCTAGCGGCTGGGTGATTCTTGTGGATGATGAGTAAGGTGTTGTTTTTGTGTTTGCATGGCTGTCCTTAGCGACTGGGAGATTCGTGCGAGGTGCGATGGCAGCCAAATGGTTTGGCCGTTTTGTCCTGAGCTGCTAAACCCTGCAAGTTTGGACCTGAGGCTTGGTCCCAATTTGATGATTGAGGTTCGAGATCGCAGGCAGCTGCTTCAGGTAGACATTTCAGAAAGGACAGAGGATGATCCGTATCTTCTCCTGCCCGGCGAGTTTTGCTTGGCTGAGACTATTGAGCGGTTTGATTTACCAGAGGACATCAGCGCTCAATTTGTACTCAAATCCAGCCGTGCCAGGGATGGTCTCAATCATCTTCTTGCTGGCTGGTGCGATCCAGGGTGGCACGGATCGAAGCTGACGCTAGAGCTAAAGAATGAACGTCGGTATCATCCGATTGAGCTGTACCCGAATTTGAAAATTGGTCAGATGGTGTTTCACCTGATGAATGAGGTGCCAATGCAGACCTATGCAGTAACCGGTCATTACAACAACCATTTGACGGTGATGCCGTCAGTCGTTTGATGCCTTATTGGCTCTGGTCATATTTGGTCGCATTTTGGAGCACAGTCGTTGTGAACTGTGCTCACCCCGTCAACTGGGGGAATTGCTGGCCGCCTCATGAATGGCTTATCCCATACGTTGAGGATTACATTGACGCCAAGCGTCCTTACGCTAAAGAGAGAAAGATTCTTCGATCACTGGAGCAATCTGATGGGCTGGGCCGATTGGATGGTGGTAGAGCACAGCCTTGAAGAGGAGTTGGAGCTAGAGCGCACAATTCGTGCTGTGCATGTAGTTGATGACCTTGAAGGCCTTCAAGACGTTTGTGGAGAGCTTTTAAGGGCAAGCTGGCATCAGCGTAAGTTGCTTTGCCAAGCGGTTGGCAGGATTGCGGAGCTTGACGCCAAGCTTGCTTGCGCTGATTACTAGGCCTCAATTCCGGCTTGGTGCAGTCGCATGGCATAGCTGAAAAGCCATTGAGCCTGCCAATCTTGGCGATGGTATCTAACGGTTGAGTCAGGCAGCTTTACTTCCCAAACCAGCTCACCTTTGCGCATCACTTGCCTAATTGTCGGCTTTCCCATAGCAGCTTGAATTGTTTAAAAAGAGGGCTTACACGACGCGGCCTTCAGGATGCATGCTCCTTGCCGTCCTTTCGGATACGGCCCGCATGATGCCTCTGAATTAGAAGTTGAAGCCTCCGTCAGTCTTGGGCTTAGGTGGCTTTTGATCGCTGATAGCAAGAAGCAGATAGGCATTACCCGCTTTGCTTACTCTAGGGCGCAAACCGGCTCGCATCTTGACGCATTCTTGCCCCTTGTCGTTTTCGACCTTGTCAGCAGTTTTCACCCACTCGAACAGGGCGCGGAGTTGTTCAACTGGCACTTCAGAAGATGCCCAATAGGCGCCCTCTGTCTTTTGATCTTTGTTGCAAGTGAACCAAAGAGTGAAAGCGTCTTCGGGAAAATCAGCCATTGTTTTTAAAAAAGTGAGAAAGGATAAGTTTCAACGCTTGATTAGCGTTGTATTCGTTTTGTTCCATAAAATCGCGCAACTGGTTACCGGTTTTTTGATCAAGGCGAACTTGAAAAAGATTGTGGGCACGCCTGCGATCTTGATACGCCTGCAACTCTGTCCGAGGTTTCTGTGTTTTTTGTTCGTCAGTCATCCTGTAAATTTGCCCAGGTTGGCATTCATCCAATCCTGATGCTTGCGGCTTGTGATTGCAGGGGCAACCTTAGCAGTCTTGGAAAGACCAAAGTCATTGCGGAACTTTTCGCAGAGCGCGTCGCGTTGCGGTGGCGCTAGCTCAGAAATCAAACCGCGAATCAAGCCCCTGTCGTTTTCGCTCAGCGGCTGTTCAGCCTCTGTAACGCCTTGAATTTTGGCCGCTGGCTTTTCCTTGGCAGGTGCTGGGTGGCTGTCGTCAAGGTTGCCGTCTGTGTCCATATCTGCCGTAAGCCCTAAAAGAGCCAAGGCTGAGTATCTTTTGAGATACGTGACAGAGCCACCAAAGTCGTGCAGCAGGTTCCTCCCTTTCCCGATGACCATTGGAAGACGGCTCGAAATCTCAGCTCCGCTGACGTGTATCAACCGAGTGACGAGGATAGGCGGTCCCTCATGATGCTCAGCGTTTGGCTCAAAAACCTGCGTGAGAATCAGCCCGTTTCCAGTCAGGGCTGGCGTGACGACTGAAAGCACGGTTTCAAGGTCGGCATAGGCGCCGTATTGTGCAGTTCCCTTTTTGGCGATAGAAGGAACTTGCTTGTGGAATTCAAGCAACGCACTGATCAATTCAGTGATCGAGGGCGGTGATTGTGATAATTGCTCCAAGAAAATCGTCCGTTGAGTAGCGTTTGGTTGCGTAGGCTGAGGCGATTAGAGAGTCATTTTTGAGCAACACTTGCCCTATCGAGATTGCATCACCAATAGATCTGAGCAGTTTGTCAAGATCTGGTGTTGTGACGTGATAGGCAGGCGCTGAAGGTTTTAGCTTGCCACTGTTGCTACCTGTCCCAAAATGTGACTTAGGGCGAGGAAAAACAAACTCACAGCGCAGGGAAACAGGGCACTCTATGTTCCAGTTTTCTGGTTTGTGCCTGTAAGCAGTTAAAGCCACGTCTTGCCGCCAGCTCATAAGTTGCTGATGGTTGTTGGCGATAACTCTGCTGTTGAATGCTTTCATGGACCCCTGCGGGACAGGGGTGCCAATCACGCGAAAGGTCAAGCTATTGGGGAAGGAGGGCGTAGGCATCGTCGATTGCTGCATTTAAAAGAGCTTGAGCGATCTTGGATGCTGAAACCTTGCGTTGCTCGACTTCAAACGTCTGGCCAGCAACTTGCACGCTTGAGGTGTTGCCTGCAGTTGCGTCAGAAATTTTGCGGAGCTTTTCTTGACGGTTTTCGTCAAGCATAATGGCGGCTGATTTCATAGAGTTCAAGGCGAGGTTGATGGGGCTTACGCGCATTGCTGCCCAGATTCAAAAGTCTTTAGCGACCCAAACGGCAGCGTTTCGATTTGATTTAGTTTTTCTGGTTTGTCCGTTTTTTTTGATTAGGCTCGCATTAGCAAGTTCAACTCTTCTAGGCCTTTGCGTCGAAGAAAGCATTGCCAATCCAAGTTGAGCCTCTTCATCTGTGCAACCATGCTCTCCACAGTCCCTAATAAACCTGAATAGTTTTGCCCTGAGAGTGTTTGCAGATTCTTGAATCTGACTTGCAGCCTGCTTGCTTGATAAACTGTGACGCTGAAATGGTGCTGACTCTTCAGAGGTCTTTTCGGAAAAAAGGTCTGGCTGTACGTGCTTGTCAATCATTTGAGACTTTCGCAAGCTTTTTGAATACCAGCAGCACAGTCACGTTTGGTCATGTCATCCAAAGTTGTGGTTAGTGAATACCAAAAGGCCCCACCAAGGAGGATGCAAGCGGCAACAGTTACGGCAGGTGCCGTAAGGCGCCTTTGCCTTCTGTTTTCATAAAAACCAGAGCGTAGCTTCTCGGATTCGTAATACTTCATGATTGGAAAGCAGTGGGCGTTCTCCACCCGTGCTGGAACAATGGCACACCATTGCCAAGGTGTCAACGTTTTTTTGGTTTTTTCTTTGGCTTGCTGTAGGGCCTTTCTTCGATTGCCTTTAGTGTCTCTCGATAACCAGGCGGCTCTTCAAGCTGTGCTCGCTTCAAAATCTCTGTCCAGTCCATCACCAGTCAGGCTGCAAAGCTTTCCATCGGTCAAGCGCAGCTTCCCAAGCGTCAAGGCATTCTTGTGGATCATGCTCGCGCACCTTGACCTTTTCAGGTCCGCTAACCACGGTCACTT